TGTAATCCATATTGTTTTCCACCGCTTTCATAAAGTTAGAATCAACACCAACAGAAATATTAAAGTTGTGTATCTCACCCTCAACCTTTTTACAGTCAATAAATTCTAATATGTCTGGGTGATGGATAGACATGACTGCCATATTAGCCCCATCTCTTTTACCACCTTGAGTTATCATAGAAGATACTCTTGATAGAGTTTTTAACACTTCAATAGGTCCACAAGCTATACCATGTGTAGATTTTATTGAAGCACCTCTTGGTCGAAGCTTTGAAAGAGAAAACCCTGTCCCACCTCCAAACTTTTGTACCATGGCACTGTCAGTTGCAGCCTTCATTATGCCTTCCATACTGTCCTCTAAGGGCAATACAAAACATGCTGATAGGGTACCCTGCTCTGTGCCAGCGTTCATTAGTGTAGGTGAATTTGGTAAGAACTCGAGATTACTCATCATATTAAAAAAATCAGCTTCTGTAAGTGCCGACTCAACGTCTAATTTCATATATTGCTTATCAATTGACGCAACTGATTTAGCCACTCTAGTAAACATTTCAGTTGGGGTTTCTATAACATTATTAGAATTATCTTTCAATAAATATCTGTGATTTAATATCACCTCTGCTTGGTCAGTAATTACTGTTTTATTTTCTGTTGATGTCTTAATTTTATCTTCTAATGTCATTTTTATTCCTCCTTATATTTTCTTTTACTGTCTATGACCGCAGTATAAACACAATCCTCTTTCGGGGACCCAGAAATTAGCATTACACACAGTTTCTTTACACTGTGGGTTTGGAGCACTGCTGGCTCGTTCAACTTCATTAACGGGCTCCATTTTTAATGGATGTGGTTTATTCTCACCTTGGACCAAACCAGTTTGTTCATCACGTTGTTTTTGCCTACTCTCAGGGGTCTCACCGGGACTGATTGCATTAAACCAATCCGCTGCACTTCCCAAATCTACAAACTTATATGCTGTGTCATGAACCGCCTGTAAAGCCATTGCAATTGAGAAAAAGGCATCCCCATGTCCTAGAGGTGTGTCGGGTGCTTTCAATTCATTACTTACAGACAGTATCTGATGCTTCTGTCTTTCGTCTTTGATTAACTTTATTTTACCACCATGAACGAAATTTTCAAAGACTGAAGCCATAGTATTTTTACTTTTTTGGGAGAAATGCATTCCTCTCCATCTAGCGTCTAATCCTCGGTCCTCTAATTCCCCACGTGTGTTATCTATGTACCCTGAAGTTAAATCAAAATTATCTGCAACTTCATTTAAATATTCTATTTGGTCTGAGTAACTCCAGCCATCTAAGAAAGAATGATGTATTTGTTGGATGTTCTCCCCTCGTTTCCTAAAGATAACTAAATGCGATGGATGTTTTTTCTTACCTACATCGAAACCTCCAAACGTCTGGTCTCCAGTTTCCCAATCCTTATATTTCTTAGTCGCTGGGACAGACCTTAATGTAGCATCTTCACATTTTTCAATATCTTCAGCATCAAAATACGACTCCGTAGCAAAGTGAGGAACTAACATAAACTCAGAAGCAAACGATTTAGGTCTAGCTTTCTGTTGTGCTAATAAATAGTCTTCTGTATATAACTCTGGCATCAATACTCTTCGTCCGGGAAGAGGGTCTAACGCAGGAAGAACTCTAGATTTGAATCTAGGGTCTTCTTGGAGCTTAGATAATAAGTCTCCCGGCATCATAGGTGTACCTACAACAATAACTGGAACCCCCTTTAAAGGAATAAACAAACTTTCTGTCATGAAGTGGTCTTCCACCTTAGTAATTTGACCCATGTTTAAAGGGTTCTCTGGGTCTCTCAGAACGTCATCAGCAATCAAAGCACCATTCACGTGCATACCTCGTTTGAAAGAAAACAAACCACCATGCATTATTTCCATAGGTTGATTGTTCTTATAAAATCTAGCCGAATAATCAGCTTTTGGATTTCTATTTACCAACATTTCTGTGATGACTGGGTTCCTAGCAATCACTTTATTTATCTCAGCAATATGATATTTAGCCATTCCATCACTGTAGGATAAGTAAAGTACAGACATGTCTCTAGGGGCGGTCAATAACCTCCATACACTAAACGCATGTCCTAGAATAGTTGACTTAAAATGCCCTCTAGGGAGCACTCCTACATAATTCATACCTGTTTCTACACATTCTTGTATGTCTTCAGCTAATACCCCAACGTGCCAAGCTTTGAAATATTCAGGATTATCATATGATAAGCTCCAAATATTCTGAACAAAATCTTTAAAGGAACCCACATCATACTTTTTCTGTTCCATAAGACCTTTAGAGAGTAAATCAAAGGCACCCTCAACACTTACAATATCTTTAGGCATTTCTATATATCCCTATGTTTTTGTTCAATAGCTTTTAGTTTGATACCGATTCTTTGTAGGGTTTCATTATCAGAAATTTCTTCAATCAAAACACTCATGATATCTTGAACAAATTCCATGTTAATCATTCCTTGCAGAACTTCTCTCTGTCCTTTTATACCTATGTCTGCTGCTCGTGCAGCATCTAAGGCTCGGTCAAACTGCAATCCCTTTAGGTCTTCTGAAGCTTGTCCAGCTATCTGAGAGTAACTATCCAACTGTTCTGATTGCATTCGAGCAAATCGTTGTCCCTCTGACTCAGCAATTTTCTGCTGTTGGTCTGAGATAGCTACAGCTTTTTGGTCACCCCAACTTTCTTTCTTAGCCCATGCATATATAGTAGGAGGGCTTACCACCACACCATTTATAGAAAGTTCTTCTGCTATTTGTTTAGCTGATTTATCTCCTTGGAGGTACATTCGCATTGCTTTTAGTTTTGTTTCTTCTGGTATATGTTTAGGCATAATCTTAGTTAGTCTTTAAATTGGTCATATATACTGTTATCATCCATCATTCCGTATCCAGCATCAGAAACATTTTGAGAGTCAATATTACCCCCTAATGGACTTCCATCTGAGTTTAGAAATTGGGAGAAATCCCAGTATCCTGTTTTATCTGTATGTGCTGTGTAACAACTTGGAACCTTTACCTTAGACCCCCCGGGTAATCTTATTTCATTGAATTGCATTCCTATCTCACCCCTAGTACATATTCCAGCCCATATGTGTTCTTGTTCGACAATTGGTGTATAGTTTGTTCTTTTTAGTATGCTCCCTGTGGTTCTCTGTAAATTTTTTACTTGTTGGTTACTACCACATTTAGCAAACTTACACCAAACAACAGCACCATACTCTTTTTTTACATCTTCTAAAGTTGGAAGTTTCTTGGGAAACTTATCTTTATATTCCCTTTTAGGTTCTTCCTTCTTACCCGGAAAGAACATTTGGAATCTTCTTACTACTTTACTTAGTCCACCTGCACCTATCATACTAGAACCTCCTCTTATTCCATAACGCTATACATGCTGCATCAGCGTAATCTTGTTCGGGGAATCTATCTCCCCACTTTTCTATTGCAAACTTCATGATTGCATCTTTCTTCAAACTTCCTTTACCTAAGATTTCTTTTTTCCATTCAGCGTGATGTATAAGTGCTGTATCAATGTCATTTAAAACAAGTACTGCCCACACTGCTCCTATTATATTAGCTAAAGAAATCAAGGACCTTCGGTTTTGTACGAAGATTGCAGCCTCTACAGCTGCTTTATCTGTTATATTTATTTTACTCATTTCTTCCGAAAAATCTACCACAATTTCAGGGAATCTTGCAGCGGATAGTTTCTTATCACTAGACCATTTGTATAGTCCCACAAGGGCTTCGGCGTCGTCTACGACAGCCCCATGTATAGCTTTACTTGATGTGTCTAATCCTAAATAGTTTGCCATTAGTATTTATCCGTAGTTCTTACTGTGACTACCCTACTTACCGTTCCGTAAGCTTCTTTATATGTTTCTAACAACCCCCTAAGTCTTTTCAATTCAGCTGCTTGTTCTATAATATCTCTTCTTAGTTGAACTAAGGCATCATACTTTTCCATAATTTCACCCTTCAATTCATCTTTAGTAGCTTTTTTACGCCCCGCTTTTTCATGCTCTTGGGATAGTCTAAACGAAGCTTTACTGTAACCTTCATTAAATGATGCTTCTAAAGCACCTACAGTGGCTTCAATGTCAGCTACTTTCGTTTGTAGAAAAGCATTGTATCCCCCATACATAGTTAGGAACCTTTCTAGGTCTTTATCCGAAGCTTTTGATAAATCAGAAAAATCTAATCCTTCATACTCTGGTAGTTTTGGGTCAAATATAGGTATACCTAATGAGTCAATTCTCTTAGACACCCTCCCTAATGCTTTCATAGGGGTCCATTTTGTCTCTCGCTCTTCCATTATAACAATCCTTCTTCTACTAATCGACAGTCACAATACCTAGGTCCCGTACATTTTTCAGGCATTGCTAACATGTCTTTAATCTTAAAACACCTCTCTAATATATCAGCCCAATGTTCTGGGTCTTTATCTACTAAAAAAGCTTTTATTTTTTGGTTATTTTTATTCTCATATAACACCGTTCCCTTTTCATAGTTCCCCATATTAAGATACATTTGAATTTGAATGTTGTGTTCTGGCAATGGTTTTCGTAAAGCATCAAACTTTGATGTATTAATAGACTTCAACTCAATAGGTATTACCCCATAATTAGCATGCCTAATCAGAAAGTCTATCCTGCCAGAAATCGCCGGGATTTCATACTTTACAGAAACCTCTCTGTCAATCAGTATACCCATTTCAGAAAACCACTTCCCAACTCGTTCTTCTAAAAAACTACCGTTCTGGAAAATTCTCTCCAAAACTGCTGGTAAGGGTCTGTCTACCATACGTCCATTGTAACATAACCATACATATCTATCGCATGAGTTACTTATAACAGATGGGTAAAACACCTGTACACCCCTAGAAGTCATTGTCCCCTCTAAGTGCTCATCTATCAAATCTTTTAGCCACATATCTTGTCTATGGGCTGGATTAGCTTTCCTTTTCTGTATCATTCTAAACCTTTATCTAAATTATTTAGTTCCAACCAAAGTTGGTCTTTTATTTTTTCGTTTGTTTTTTCTTTTATATGAATAATATAATCTATATCTTCCAAGGATAAAAGGTCTGAGTCCCTTTTCCTATCCCTCTTACCTAAATGACCATATACTCCATCCGCTTCCACAACCGTTTTTATTTCAGGTATGTAAAAATCTACTACATACGGATGATAATAAGCTTGGGGTTCGTAACTTAATCCAAACTTAGATAACCATTGAGCTATAATTTCTTCTTGTTGGGTATAGTCTCTAGGAGGTAAGTTCATCTTTTAGTTTTTCAAACAATTTTTCGTCTTCGATAAACTTTGCTTTTAATCCATTCATACCCATAGCTTTCACATCCCCATAAGTATACCACGCCCCAGCCTGTGTTATTAGTTTAGCCTCAATACCATCTCTAATAAAGCTTTCTAGGACATCTATACCCCCCTCAACACGGAAAGGAACAATAGCGGAATCCCAATTTTCCCCACCTGTCTTTGTCTTTCTTAGTCTAATATTCATATTAAACCCAACTTTTTGTTCTTTCTCTTCTATCCAACCTTTCCGTTGGACTTGCATAATAGAATGGGCAAAGAATACTTGTCCTTGTCCCGCTGGCATGTTATCTAATGCCACAGGTCCCATACTAGCACGTACTTGATTTATAGCCACAAAAGCTGACCCATTTTGTAGGTGTGGAAATAATTTAGGGAACGAACTATTTACAAATCTTGCTTGCCAAGCCATTGGACTAAACCCAAAGTCTTCTGCAGCCACATTCGCTGGTACTAACCCTGCAATACTATCCAGCACAATAACTTCAAATCCTGCTATCATAGCTTCTCTAACATGCTCCATAGCTTCTTCACCCGTAGTTGGCTGTGATACTAATATTTTTTTAGCATCTACTCCACACGTAGCCATCCAGTCTTTGTCATATGAAAGCTCTGTATCTATCCAAACAGCCTTACCACCCATTTTCTGAGCATTTACAACTATCTGAGACGCTAGATAAGACTTTCCCACGTTAGTAGGACCGTATATAAGAGTCATCTTTTTAAATGGGATTCCCCCACCAGTCAATTTATCTAATGCTGGTATGTTAAAAGGGATTCTATTCGTTGTAAAAGCGTTGCTATTCCCCAACTGGAAGTTTAGTTTTTTGTTTTTTAGCATTTTTTGTATTGCTTCTTCAGCATTATTTTCCATTCATCACCCTCCGTCTAACGCATTCAGCCCACGCAAAGTAAGTAGCACACGTTTGTACAAGTTCTATAAATAATTTAGTATCACTTTGAGAAAAAATCTCCTCTGCAATATCCCCATTCTTTTCCGTAGCTAGGATATTCCACCAAGCATCATCATGGTTTTGTTGACCCCACAGTAATTCTTGTCGCTCTCTTTCACCGAGAACAGATTCTAAAACTGATGCCCTTATAGGTTCGTTATTTTCCCTCATCTAATATGTCCTCAATCTTAGCGTCTATTTTGCCTTTTAGCACATCCCAAATAACATCAGCTACCTTTTTAGCGTCTTCTATTTGCGGCTCTATAGGTAATTCTGTATCTATTTGGTCTATATTCAAATCTACCCTACCATATTGATTCAGGTCCAATGCCCCTACTCTAAATGTAAATCCTAAATGCCCACTAACTTTTGCCAT